GGATCCAGAAGTAAGGCAGGGAAGAAACCTACTCGGTAAATCTACATCGTTTACAGACTCTGTAATATCTTGAATACGTTTCCAACGATAAGATACAAACTTATCCGTAGAGTTTTCAGGTGCAGGCCAAACATAAAGTTTCGGCGTAATCGTGCGCTCTAAATAATATTGAGTTACCCGCGCTTTCGTTAACTTATTAGGTATATCTAAATATTCCCCACGATCTATACGATCTAGTTGAAAATCTGTTTGTATACTATTTGTCGTACGACGTATTACAGCGTCTAAAATATCTATATCAAATTGATTTAAATCGTAAGTCGTTTGACCTTCAACTAAATCTAAAGATACTTGTTCTACTTCCCATATTTGTATGCCTCTGTTTGACCAGTCAGCAAACATAATATTCATAGAACGACGCGCAGTTACGCCGTCGTATCCTGTTCGATATTCTAAACCTGCTAGTTCATACGCTTCTTCAATCGCATCTGCAGCGTTTAAACTAAAAGTACGAGTACCTGATGTAGCCATTAGCCATAGTTCTTTATAAGTTCTAAGACAATTACATAACTATCGTTAGAAGACGCACCTATTGTAGTCAGTAATATATCACCAGTTTTACCGCTACCGGCAGTATTTTTAAGACCTCCGAATTCGCTAAAATCCATATGACCATTACTGTCTTGCGCTAGTCCCAATGCTATCGTGTTTGTAGTTGCGTCAAACAAAAGCTGTACTTGCGTAAAACCAATAATTGAATGGCTTACTTTTTCAATTAATACACTACTACAAGCAGTACCGTCTTCTCGAGTAGCTAACCCACTAACGTCTACTTTATTGACGGCATCCTCACCAGTGCCGTCACTAAGATTTGTCAGCTGTATAACTGCTTTATGCGTACCATCAGAGATAGTTGTTGAAGTTACCGCATCAGCCATATCCGTCTCCTATTACGCTATTTGTACATACTCAATAATAAACGTAAATGAACCAGCAGTTGTCGCGTCAACAGTGTTAGTAATATTACAGAAAATCGTTCTTGCAGTATCTGTATATTGAACAGAGGCAGGAGCCGTAGTACCGCTTTGAGTTTGAGTTACCAACGTCGTTGTAGTTACGTTATGTTCTACAACAGTTGTACCACCGTCCAAGATCTCATCAGTTACTGCCGCAACAATCTGTGCGCCAGAGCTAGTAGTACCAACTTCATAACCAATGTCACCTGTACCAATAACAGGCGAGGTGTCACAGAAGATTTTAATATCAGTAATGATTGTATTTGCAGGTTGAGTAAACTCACCAATAGAAGGGCTATCCCCCGCTGTGGTGTTGACCGTAACGCCTGTAGCAAAACCAACGTGCTTTACATATTTATTTGTAACGATACCAGTAGATGCAATATCTACTACATCAGTAAGCGCACCAGTGCTTGCGTTTTTTGAAACAACTTTAAACCCGTTCTCTGATCGGACTGGGCCGTTAAAGGTAGTATTCGCCATGAGTATCTCCTGTCGTGGCTAGTGTCAAGTACGGGATGTACTTGTCAGGGATGGATGCTTTATACAGCAGAAAAAGAAAAGGGGCAACCAGTGCCCCTTTCCCTCGCGATATTACGCAGCTCCTGGAGAGCCGAAAATACCACGCCAGTCACTAAAGCCAAAGCTATAGCGTTCTCTGGCTTTATAACGAACATTACCAGTTTCGAAGTCGCCTTCCATACTGGTCGCAACAGGTGAACGCACAAAGTGCTTCAGTCCGTTAGGTACGTCAGTCGTCAGGAAAAACGCATCAGTATCTGTTAGATAGTGATTAACGGTGTATCCCTCAGGAACCATACCCATGTTGCGCAGTGCGTTAATATCGTTATCAGCCGTACCGACTCGTCCTGGAGTTTCCAGTAGACGATCTGCAACGAATTGCAGTGCGGTTGGGATAATCAGCTTACGCGCTTGTGCGTTGATCTTTAGACCACGCTCATCTTCGAAAGCTGCGATATCGATCAGCGACTGCTCTAGTGAGGTTTCATTAAGATCCGACGCTACCGATAGTTCGTTGCGTTGGGTCTCATTACCTACAGTCGGGTGATCAGTTGCACATAGTTCTTTGCCATCGCCACCAACAAAAGAAGAGCTAAACGCATTGTTCAATATGTTTGCGCCCTTAATGTTTTTAGTGGTCATCATAGAACGAGCAAGTGCTCGCGTATAACGAGATGACAAGGTGTCGTACAAATTATCTTCAATAGCTTCTTCAGTCAATGAAAAAGCCAAAGCGATAGTTTCATGCGAATACCGTGCAGTAAAAGATTCTTGCGCGGTGTCGAAAGTAACACTAGAACCTTCAAACTTTACAGGAGCTTCGCCGAAACCAGTCAGCATTACCTCTTCTTCAAAAGCTCGTTCTGAAGTTTCGGTTTCGAAGATTTCTTCGTACTCAGCGTCGTAGCGATCATACTCTAGTCCGAAGAGAGCATGAAGGCCAGGAACCAGCTCTTTTACGAGTTGAGCTCTATTAATAGCCATTAGTTACTCTCCTTCGACTATACAGCGAATACGTTAGTTGGGAACGAAAAATACCCACGAGCGTTAGCACCAATGCTATTACTCGGAGAATCTACGAACCTATTCAACAACGCTATTCCGCTACTTGTTGTCGCTGTTACACCTTCTTTGGATCGTCCATTGTTAGTGCTGCCAGCGGTTGTGGTAATCGTATATTTATCACCAATAAAACTTACGGCTGGAGTGCCGGCAGTAAATTGCGCTTCGTACACGATTGCTGGGTCGGTATATACATACGCTTCGACGTCTGCTGATCCCAGCGTAGCTGTTGAAGCAGGGAAGAACGTAGAGTATGTAGGTGTACCGTCGGTTGCGGTAAAGAAACATCCAGCAAAAACTCCAGCTGGTGTGCCTGTCGCAGTGCCTTGGATCACGTACCCAGAAGATAGGTTTACAACGTCTCCGTTGAAGATAGCAGCAGAGGTGCCACTAGCAATACGCAACTTCTGAGGACGGATCGTACCACCGTAAAGGTGATAGGCTGGTGTGAACCCGTTAGGGGCATCAGTATTAGCCATGATTTAATCCTCTAAGGAAAATGATAACTTAATCAGCAGCCGGTTTTCGACTACCGAATTCCACTTTGGTGCTTCTCCTCATATCGCTTTGTCGTAGCGGCATTCTTGGATCAGCTTCTCGCATTAAATCGTTGTCAACACCTTGAAGTTGTTCTGCTGTCTTTCCGTGGAAATAATCATTACGTTCTTCGACGGTCTCTTCAGGAATTTTTGCGAGGATCAAGCCACCAACACCTATTACGCCAGCGTGTTTACCGTCCTCAATCATAGGAGCATCGAAATCAGGATGATCTTCTGCTCTTACTGGCTCGAATCCCTCACGAATACGCTTTGACATATTCGCTTTGTCATCGTGCCCACGGACTTCTGCACGCACCCACCTGTGTTTATATCCAGGAGGAGCTTCAGGAGCGTCTAACATAGATGGCGGTTGCCATGGTTTACGGCGAGCTGTTTTTGCTCGAGTTTCAGCAGATCTGGAGGTACGATCTGTCATTTTCATCTCCTAAACGTATTTTGCGTACTCTTCTAGAGGCACACCTATTCTTTTAGCTATCGCTATCTGTGAAGGTGTGAGTTTCACACTGCGTGCACCTTTTTTAACAGAACCAACACCTCGGCTGGCTCCTGCTACGGCAGATTGCACGTTTTTTGTCTCACCGACAAATTTATGTGGAAAAAGTTCTCGCATTTCTGCATCAACTCTCTCGTAATAATGTTTCGAACTAGGGACTACACCCTCTTTAATTAACTGTTGGTGAACACCCATAGCAGCATAGGTCATACCCGTGTCTTCACCAAACCAACTGTTCTTTTCTGCCCACGCCTCTGCTGAGGGGTCGGGGGAAGCTGGTTGTAAATCTCGGCGTTGAGGTAGCTCTGGCGTTACAACTTCTTGTTCTGCCGTTTGTTTTTGTTTGGCTACCAAACGCTGGGCATTTTGCGCTTCATAAGAAGTTTTAGCAACTGCTTCTGTAGCTAATGCAATAGCTTCTGCATCACCAAGTTCTTGAGCTTCTTTTAAAGCACGTCTAGCGCGTTCTTTATCTGACTCAATACGTTGTTGATATTCATTAACGAGCGTCGAATCTGAAGATTTTAACTTTGTTTGAAGCTGATTGTTTTGTTCAGAAATTTTCTTAGCAAACTCAATCGCTTCTTCTCTTTGACGCTCAGCCTCTCGCATACGATAAGTAAGTTTATCTATACGTTTTTTAACGCCGTCACTATATTCCTCTAGCTCTTCGTTTTGAGAATCAGCTACTTCGGAACTATTAAAATCACCGCCGCTTTCTTGTATTACGTCAGCCGCACGAGGATCTACTTCTTCGTCAGGAAGAATAAGTTCAATATCTTGGGACTCAGCCATTTATCTCACCTTATTGCAGAATATCTTCTGGGTTATTTACAGTAGCTAAAATTTCGTCATCGTTTAAAAGGCGCATATCGCCCCCGTCGATATTAAATCTAGCTCCTGCATAGCGACCGAAAATTACCCAATCGCCCTCTTCGCACCAAGGGCCATCTGGAAATTTATCTGGGTCGGAATATGCGTCTGGGCCTTTTCTTACAACTAACCCAACAACGGTTGCTAAACGCTCTTTATCTAAAGTTTGTTTAGCGATAACAATGCCGCCTTTTGTTTTCTCAGGAGGAGAAAACGGGAGGATAAGTAACCTATACCCTGTAGGGTTAGGTAATTTATCAGCGTGACTTTCTAAATTTTCAGGAGTAATTTGTTCCTTCGGAGGATCTAACGGCGTATCAGATCCAAAATTTAGAACACGGTCAGGGGTCGCTCCCTCATTAATCGTCTTCGACATCTTCTAATCTTCCATGCAGGGCAGTTATTTCTTGTTCAGCGAAGTTAAGCCCTGAAATCTCTCCAACAATACGTTGGTACTGAACAAAATCTTGTGCGCCACCAGTGGCGAGAGTCTGCGCGAGATCATCTTGCCTCTCACGCAGCTTGCGGAGTAAATACTCCGAATATTTTAAAAAATCCATTAGTTAACGTAGCTAGTAAAATCTAATCCTTTAGTAGCTGCACCCGTTCCTTTCGTTTTTACTTTTTTCCCAGGAATACTAATAGTTTTTTCTGCCAACACTGTAGCTTTCGCAAAACCTTCGTTCGAAGGTTCTGGGATTGACGGTTGGACTCCTGCTTTTTGAGTTTTAGGGGCCGGATAAGGCATTTCCGTACTTCTTAAATTCCTCATTTTTTACTCTTACTACGAGATCGAGTTGCCCCGCCGCGCTTCATTTTAGTAGGCATTTTCTTTGCAGTTTTTCCGCCCCTTTGCATTTTCATAGGCATCTTTTTGTTTTTCTTTTTTGTATGTCCTGGCATTAGTCTTCTCCTTCTGAATAGAGATTATTAAACGTAACATTCGGATCCATGTAGCTATCATCAATTTCTGCAGTATGCAGATGTTGACTAGGGTAAAAGTCGGGAGCACCCGAACCTGTTTCCCATAGAGCTGGATTAGTCGCTCTTACACGATTATTAGGTAACGCTACAATATTACCTGTCCATTTGCCAGCATTCGTTAACTGTATTACATGACTCTGCTTATGTTGCGCAGGATCATCAGCGATATCGTTTCCTGTATAATCCACCGTAAATAAATACTTTCCCGTATGAAACTCGTTATCTATTTTACAAAGCCATGGGCTAGAAGATACACGATCCATAACAATAACTTCATGGTCACGAGAACTACAATCCCAAGGTTGTGCTAAATGCGTCGCCATCGCTTCTGGCATATCGTCTATATTCGCATCAGCTACTAAAGCGGTTATCGGCATTCTCGCCCACATCGCACCACCGTGTAAATTTTCAGAGTCTTCCTCCTCATCTAATTCGTATCCTGTAAATACGATTTGAAAAGATAAACACCTATCTGGGATAGTATTTACCGCAATCGCAATCGCGTGTAAATACTCTCCGTGATAATCTAAATGATTATGTGTAAATTCTTTTCGTACCCAACAATTAAAATGCGGGATATTACTTATTAAATGAGGCATTTATTCCTGTTCTCGAGATTCTCTTACGATTCTTGCAATATCTGTTAAATTAGCATCAACGTCTCTATCGTCACGCATTTCTGCTTGTTGTAAGTCAGAAGCTACTCGGATATCCGTTTGCTGTTCTTGAGATTCTATACGTTCTCTTTCGATTTCGGCTCTACGTTGGGATTCTCTATCCCGCTGCGCGAGTTTTTCAAATTCGAGTTGCATTTGTTCTTGGAACATTTGACGTTCTGGATCTGTTTGTTGTTGCGCCATCGCCTGTGCTAGAGCTTGTTCTTGGCCTGTAATTTGTTGCGTAGCTTGTGCAGCAGCTATTGCTATTTCGCTTTCTATCTCCGGAGGAAGCTGAGGCATTTGGCCATCTGGTCCAGGTTGTGGTAATTGCATACCTTGTTGCGCCAACATTTCCATAACTTGT